AAGTTATCCTCAATAGCTTCTTCAGTAATAGAAAAAGCGAGAGCAATTGTCTCATGAGTGTATCTTGAAGTGAAAGTTTCTTGTGCATCGTCATAACCCACAGCAGAACCTTCTTGCTTAACTCCAGCAGTTCCAAATCCAGATAACATTACTTCTTCTTCAAAAGCTCTGTCTGAATTTTCTTTATCGAAAATCTCCGCATGTTGATTTTCATAGTTCTTGTATTCCAGTCCGAATAAAGCATTCAAACCAGGCTCAAGTTCTTTCGCTAATTGTGCGCGTGATATAGCCATAATTTATCCTCCTTATACGCCTGTTGTAGCAGGTGTTCCCACCGCTATTCCAAGACTATCTGCATTAAAGTGTGTAGTAAATCTAACTAACAACGGAACACCGGCTGCTGCAAAGTCATTATTGTCTGGATCTTCGACCCAGCCCATAAGTCTTAACATAAGCCCTGCTGTTGTAGCTAGCGTACTGACCCTTAGAGTAGCTGTAGATTGTCCGTTTGCGGATGATCCACTTGTACCTAAAATCATGTCAGCGTTTAAGAACACACTTGCTCTTGCTGTCGCCTCGTTTGTTAAAGTTGCATCTGATTGTATAACGAATACCTGATTAGGATCGTCAGCAACATATGCTTTAATTGGGTGATCTGAATTAGCACCCGAACCCGGCCATGAATTTGAAAAGGTCGGTTTACCAGTAGTAGAACTTACGAATTCGCAGCCCATGAATACACCGAGAGGTGCAACAGTTCCACCGTCAGCAGCGCCGACGATATCGATAAAACCAGTTGATAGTGGTATAACGACTGAACCTTTGAAAATCTCGTTAGTGTTTCCATTAGCAATTTCGTACATCGTAAAGTTTCCTGTACCAGTTGAATTTGAATTTGAACCAGTTTTATTATAAGGCTTCAACCCAAATCCTACAGTGTTTCTATTTGCCATAGAATGTCTCCTTGTTTAAGTTTATAAAAAAATGATGGGTAGAAACATCTAAAAAATTTTAGTTTTTCGAACCACCAAAAGTTACACGAGTCTGCCTTTCATTATTGATCGGCATACTTGGGTGTTGTTCCTTCATGAGATCGTTGTCAACTGCATCAGATCGATCTTGCGTCTGTTGCTTAAAGTACTCTTCACGAGACTTTGCGAGCTCTTCCGGTATCCTTGCCAACAAAAGGCCTCCTACTCCGATTATTCCTGCATATTTTCCGTCATTAACACTTGGATAATTATCGTTTGGATATTCATCTGCTCTTACAAATTCCCATCCGGAACGAATTGAACCTGAAACGTTTTGAGTATCATCGAAACCCATACTTTCAGCTCTTATCCATCTATGTCGATAACCGTCTGGTGCAGGCGGTGAATCTAAAGATGAGGGTGGAGTCCAAACTTTAGGCTTTTCTTGTTTTGCCCTTGTTTCGCTCACGCGAGAAGTTTTATTTGTTTTTTTACTCATATGCTTATACCTCCTTCGCGGCTAATTGTTTCGCATATTCTTCTAGTGGCACACCTAATCTTTTAGAAATTGCTACCTGTGATGGTGTGAGTCTCACAGTTTTTCTGCGTCCTTTATTAGATGCCGGACGTTTGGCACTTGCTACATTTTGAGCGGGTTGCTCTGTAGATTGCTCCACTATATCAAATTTGTGTGGGAATTCAAGTCTTATTCTTTTATCGACTTCATCATAGTATTCATCTGATTGTGGATCAAATCCTTCTGTCTCAACTAGCTCTTTATGTATATCAAATGCAGTGTAAGTCATTGCATTATCACTACCAAACCAAGGGTTTTCAGCGGCCCAAGTGTCTGCTTTAGGGTCAGTTCTTGGTGTAGGTTGCTGATAAACTTGTTGAGGTGCTATATTAGCTTGATTTTGTGTTGCCTCTTGAGTCAATTTTTGTGTCTCTTTTAGTCTAGACAAACGAGAAGCATCCATTGATAGATCTGCTAACTCTGCTTGTGCTTTAACTTGAGTGTCAACATCACCATCAGCTATAGCTTGTTTAAGTCTGTTTTGCACGTCTGACAAACTTGATTTAACTCTAGTTTCAAACTCTCGCGCATAATTAGAATCAAGATTGTTATACTTGTTTTTTAATTGTTGTGCTTCGCTTTGAACAGATTGTGCATATGTAATAGCTTCTTCTTTTTGTCTTTCAGCTTCTCTCATTTTACGAGTTAGCTTAGCTATTCTTTTTTTAACTCCATCAGAATAGTCATCAAGTTCTTCTTTTTGACTTGTTTCAGCAACAGGCTCTTCGTCGTAGTCTGCCTGTTCTTCTACTTCTATTTCTTCTGGTTCTTCTTTTATTGGTTCTGCATCAAGATCAATTTCTTGTTCTTGCTCATCAGCTTCACCAACATCAACTTTTAGTTCGTCTTCTTGCATAGTTCCTCCTATGTTTATAATGCGTGAATTACATCTTCAGGATTTTCTATTGTCCCTAAGACTTCATCATCGTTTAGTAACCGTATCTCACCACCGTCAATTTGCATTCGTGATCCTGCATACCTTGCAAATATCACCCAATCTTTTTCTTTGCACCACGGACCTGTTGGATAACGTTCTTTGTCTCCATAACAAAGATCACCCATCTTCAATACGTATCCAACTTGTGTAGCTACGCGCGCGCGATCTAATGTTTCCTGTGCTATAATAATTCCGCCTTCAGTTTTTTCTTTAACTACAAAAGGCATTACAAGTATACGCCACCCGGTAGGGTCTGGTAACTTATCTAGGTTTGTTTCTTGTGCTTCTTCTTTTGCTTCTTTTGCTTCTTCTTTATATTTATCTTCTAATGCGTGTGACTTTGTCATCATCGTTTTTTGGCTCCTTAGGGTTTAGCAGGTTAGAGAGTTCCTGTTTAATTGAATCCAATGCATGGATTTTTCCAATAATATACTTATAATTCTCCATACTGTCAACACCGCCTCCGGCTAATGCGTTAACTAAATTTTCAATATCTTCGTCAAGTAATCTTTGTAGTTTATATATTACGTTTATCGGGTCTGTAGCTTCTGACATATTTCTTTTTTTTATCTCCTAGTTTATCCCAAAACTCATCAAGAGTATTTGGTTTTTGTTTACAACATTCCCCCGAACGTACTTTTTCTTCCGTGTGGCAATCACACGTTTTATCTTCCCCCATCGTAAGTCCCCCTTACTTTTTCTTGAAAATATCGGCTCCCTTGAGGCCGTATATACTAGCGACGACGCCTACAAATAGCGTCTGGTACCAAAAAGGCAGATTGTTAAACTGCTCGAAGAACATGTGCAGCTTGGCTTGTATGTCCGGATCCTCACTAAAGACACTCCATATCAATAAAATAACGGGTGCGCTCACAAGAATAAGGACAAATTCGTCTTTCCATCCTTTGTCATTTGATTGTCTTACCGCCTGTTGGTACTCCACTTCTCCGTTCGCCATTTTTTGTGCATGCAATAAAGCAGCATCCGACATAAGTATTTTTGCTTTTTGTTTATTAGCAAAAATAGCTGAACCGGTTTTCAATACCGTAGGTAGAAGTGAGAGTAATGGTCCCATTTAGAATATGATTGATATGATAATGATTGCAGCTACTACAGCTAGTATTATTTTGAGTTTTATAGACATAGAGTTCCACTTGTCCATAATTTTTGTTTTGATTCCGTCGATCATGATGACCTCCTTTTTTTTCGTTTTACACCTGCTTCGCTAAGTGCGATAGCTATGGCTTGCTTTCTGTTTACCACTTTTTTACTTGATTTACCAGATTTAAGTTTACCACCCTTAAACTCGCGCATTACTTTACTAATTTTATTTTTAGTTTTCACTTAGATTGTAAAAGTGCTTCCAGGATTGTACATTTTCATTAATTCTCTTGCTTCGTCATCACCATAACCAGCTAGTTTCATAAAAGAAGGTATCGCTGGTTGAGGTATTCTTGGATCATTTTCAAGCTCTGGTATTCCTACATTTGGTGGAACGCTTGGTGGAACTACAGGAATCGGCGGTGGAGTTTGATAACCTCTTCCACCATCTCTTTGCTGAGCTTGTCTTTGTCTTTCAAGATCCGCATCAGGTCGCATAGCCAGCATATTTTTTAAGCCAGCCATTATGCCTCCTGTTTCTTCAGGTGCTGCAGCAACAGCTGTTCCATCTGGGTTTAATATCCCCATTGCCATTTTTCTAGCAAGATTCATAGGTGTTGGAATAGAGCCAGCAATAGCTTTTAAGTTGTCAATATCATTTTTAAATTCTGGTCTGGTTGTTTGGAATCTTGCAGAATCCAAAAGTCCCATGCCAGTAGTTTCGTTTCTGTCCTGTGCTCTATTAAAAGCAGCTTGAACACCTAAACCCATGTTCTTAGGATTAATACCACCATAGCCAGCTATAGCAGAAGTATCTGATCTTGCTGATGGTGAATAACCATCGAATCTTGATTTTTGTGCATCGACCGCCGCTTGATTAGCTTTATATGCTTCGTTTCTAGATTTAAATTTACCTGCTGCTGCTTCAGCCAATGATTTTCTACCTAATGCTGCTGCTACATCTTGCGGTGAAAATTTACTAGGGTTTCTTATTTTATTTTTATCTTCTGCTGAAATACTTGTTGCTTTAGGAGCGTTCGCTCTTCTCATTGCACCAGCTAATTTACCTGAATATCTAGTACCGCTTGTGTTTTTACGTTGAGCTTTTGTGCCTGCAGATGCTTGTGATTTTAATCTACCTGCTTCTCTGTTTGAAGCTGCTGCTTCATTAGCTTTTGATTTTGCTCTGCTTGCTGCTTGTGATTTAGTAGCGCTTCTTTGAGCGCTTCTAGATGCTGAACGTGCTGAACGTGATCTAGCTGCTGAACGTGATTGAGCTCCTTTTGCAGAAGCACCTCTTGCTGAAGATCTACCTCTACCTTTACTTTTGCCTTTACTTTTGCCTCGACTTGATCCAGAACCTCTGCCCGGACCTCTACTGCCTCTGCTACTACGTCCTCTGCCTCTACTGCCGCCACCACGTCTGCCACCGCCACGGCCTCTGCCTCCGCCACCGCGTCCGCGTCCGCCACGACCTCCTCGGCCGCCACGTCTAAATTCTTCGCGCTCTTCTGAGTCTGAAGTGGTGTCGTATGATATAGCTTTTTCTACAGCCATCTTAATTACCCGATTTAATAGTTGCCTGCATCTGCTTTATTCCGTCTTTAGCTAAAGATACAGATGCTCTAAGTTTAGCATGTTCGTCATCTTGTTCAAGCTTTTCTTCTGCTATTTCTCTACTTTGAATTAATTTTAATTTATCCATATTTGACTTAATTTCGCCTTCTTCTTTTTTACGAGACTCTTCCATAGCTTTTAAATCAACTTCTCTTGTTTTCAATTTAATTAATGGGTCGTCAGTCATCTCATTTAGTACTTTACCCTCTTCTTCAAGGTAGTTATTCATGTGTTCTGCTATCAATCTAGCTTTTCTAGCCTCTATAGACTCACTTAGTTGCTGAATTCTTTGTTGCATGGCCATAACTTGTGGATTTTGCTGCATAGCTTGTGGATTTTGTTGCATTTGTTGCATAACTGGCGCCATTTGTTGTTGTAACTGCTGTAACTCGGCCATTTCATCTTTAAATTCAAGTTGAACTTGCTCTGCAGCCATTAAATTTATGTGTTCTAGTATATTTTTTTGCAAAGCAGCCATTACAACAGGGTTGTTTCTAACAGTTTTTGTTGCCATAAACGTTAAATGTGCATCCATGTGCGCTGCATGGTCTTGTCCAGGAAAAGCTTGTATAGTTCCGCCGCCTAAAACAGTAATATTCTCCATGGCAGGGTCCATTGGTTGTGGTTGTGCTGGTCTTTGTAAAATTGTGTCAATATTTTTTACACCAAGTGCTTCATAGGTATCACGATACACCTCATACATGTTATGCATTTGTGGATTTGACATTGCCATTTGCATAGTTGTTTGTGCTAAACTAATTCTTTGTGTTTGTGAAAAAATATTTGGATCTGCAACAGGTATGATATCTACTTCAGGACTAAAGTCTGTTTGTTTAATTTGTTTTTGTCCACCAATTACATTGTATGGATAAACCGGTGGTAGATATGTTGCAAAACAATCAGCCAATAACATAAACTCACATTTCATTGCTTGATATAAACGTTTGTGAATTGCACTCATGACTCTAGAGCCACGCTCTAGTAGAGCAACAGTTGTACCAACCGCTGCTGATTGATTACCATCACCAACTTGCATATCAGCAATACTTGCAAAACGTTGACCTGCAGAAACAACAGTTGTTAATAAAGTTAATAGTGTTTGATCTGGACCTTTAAATGGTAAAACTTTAAACGCATCATTTAAGTTTCCACCTGGTGCATCAACATCTCTAAACTCACCTGGTTGTAAAGGTTGTGCTTCATCACGAACTCTAATACCACGCTGTTTAAATCCTGCTGGTAAATTAGCTAGTGTTCCTGCATCTAATAATTGTCTTAGTGCACTTGTTGCCGTTCTTGATAAACCACCAATCATGTGGATTAAACCAAAACCATAGAAACCTAGTCCTGGTAAAAATTTAAAATGTACAAAATAATCTTTACGTTTTTTAATTGGATCTTGCATATCAAAGTTACGTTTGATTGCTAAAACTTCTCCGCTACCTTCTTCTATTGTTACAATGTAGGGTAATTTAATTCCTGTTGGATCACCTTCTTGGTCTACGTCTTCAAAACCTTCTATATCTAAATCAACATGACATTCCAGTAGTGTAAATATTTCATCTCTATTAGTAACCGACACACCTTCTAAATCATTTTTTTTATCTTGTATTTCGCTTTCAGTGTATGCTGGTTTACCTAAATCAATGTCTCTATAAAATTCTGATACTTGTAATTTTCTTAAATCATTTGATGACATTTTTAAAACGTGAATAATTGCATCAGCGTCTTCTAATGAAGTTGCATTGTAAGGCACAACTAAATCTTCTGCCGGCACAAACTTAGAAACACAACGACCTACTGTTTCATCGTAATAAACTTTTTTAAATGTTGATCCTGCTAATGGTAAATTAAATAACATCTGATCAAACTCTGGCTCATACTCTTTCATGTTAACCATGATTTCGTAATTCATATATTCTTTTACACGTTCTGCTTGCGCCTCTTTTGCTTCATCAACCAACCCAACAACTTGTGTTCTAACTGGTCCGCCTGCAGGTAATAATTCTTTATATGCTAGTGATTGAAATTGTGTAACTGCTTCTGCAAGTACAGGGTGTGTTGCACCGCTGGCACCGGCAAAAGGTTCTGTTCTATTTTCGTATTTGAAACCTAGTAGGTCTAAACCTTTAACATAAGCTTGTTCCCAATCGTCTCTGCCTGATTTATAATCTTCATAGTCAGTCTGTAATTCAGAACCAATTTCGTCAAGAATATCTTCGTCCAAAACATTTGCTAAATTAGCATTTGGATCATCGCCTCCAGCAGCAATTACTTGTTGTGGGTCAAAATCAATCTCAACACCACCGTCTTCTAGTTCGGTAACTTCAGCAGGACCTTGTGGTTGCTCTTCTTCAACAACCTCAATTTCTTGCTCTTCTTGTTCGTTTGGTATTTGGATTGTGTTTCTACCTGTGATAGATTTATCTATTTCAGCCATTATGCTCTTTTCTCCTTAAATAATTCACCAATTCCACCCCCGTATTTATAACCTACTCTGCCACCTTTAGCAAAATCTAATTCTTCTTTCTGTGTGGCTTTTTTAAAGTTTTCTGCTAGTTCGTCTAATTCTTGTCTTGTTGTTTTAGTGCCTTTTTTAGCAAACTCTTCTATTGTGTTAATGGGTAACTTTAATTCATCAACACCACCTAGACTGTAGTTTTCATAATCTTCAAGTTCACCTTTTTGAAACTCACCGGCATGAAATTCTCCATCTTCTTTTCTAACTTTACCACCTGGTCGTCGCATTTCAGTTGCTGGAATATATTCAAAACTAACTTGTTGGAAATTATCTCCGCGAGTATATACTTCTATATTACCACTTATAGCATCTTCTTGCAGGATATATTCATTACCTTTACCATCATCTAGTTTATAAGTGTTGTTTGGACTACGACCACCGGTAGCAACTCTAGTTTGTTTACCTTCAGATTTAATTCTGTTTACTAATAATGGAAACCAATTTGGCATACCTTGTGCTGCCATATCGGGTATAACTTTTGCTGCGGGTGCAACAACTTTAGCTGTCTTACCAATTGGTAATAATAAACCTGCAATACCTGCACCTAGCCCTTGTAAAAACCGTCGTCGTGTTACAGGAAATTTTGGTTTATCTGCCATGCTATCTCATTCTAAACAAAGAACCGACGCCACCGCCGTTTTTAAAAAGTGCCGACGCAGGATCATCTGATTCTACATATTCGGGAAACTTATTTTCTATAATATCCATAATTTGACTAGGGTGCATGTCAGGAAATTTTTCTGTCATTTCTTTAAAAGCTTTTGCTCCCGTAATATTTAAATCCATTTGTCTTGATTTTAATTCGCTTGTTTCTTTGTCAACTGGTTTACCTTGAATATAATAAGACATGCCGCCATCTTCAAAACTTATGCGACCACCGTCAGCATTTAAGACTCTATCTGCAGATAAGTCTTCACCAATACTTTCTAATAATTCACGGGCCTCGGTCATTCTGCCTTCTTCAATTAAATCATTAGCCACGGCTATAATACGTTCTTTCTCCGCAATCTCTGCATTACTAACTTTAGTAAATGTTTTCATGTCTAGTCCACCTAGCATTTCATCTTCTAGTGACTTTAGTGCCTTGGCTTGTGACTCGGGGATCCCGCTCATTTGGCTCGGTGCCATTTCACCTTTTCTAATTGCTTCCGTTTCTATTCTGTATTTTTTACTGTTCAGTGGCACGCCAAGTTTTATCATCTCAATATCTTTAGGAGATAGTTCGTTAAAAGGAACTACATCATCTAAATCTTTTGTTACTTGAAAACCATAGCTGTCTGTTAAGTCTAATGACTTTTGTAAATCATCACTAATAACTGGTGTAGCAAAACCTTTAGCTGCAGGATCATCACCACTTGCAATAGTATCTATTGCTCTTTGTTTTGTAAAGTCAGCATCACGTTCGTTAATGTCGTCTAAAATTTTATTAAGTTGTACTGTTTGCTCTTCGATCTTACCAGAACCTTTTTGCACTTTCTCCGAAAGAGCTTCTAGCTCGTCACCTATTTTAATAAGTTCGTCTTTAACTGCTGGGTTATTTGTTTTCTTAAAAACTTTGGTTAAGTTTTGAAATGCTTCTGAAAGTAACTTTAACATTAGTAATACGTCCTTTTCTGATGAGAGACAGGCTCATCTTCATAATCTTCAGGGTGCTGAATAAAGCCACCTTGTCTAAATCTCATTACGGCTTGAGTCATACTATCCACAAGGTCATCGTGTTCCCCTAATGGAAATG